TAATGCGCATTGCCTCGGTCAAGGTGCTATCATTATTTACGGGTCTAGTGGAAAAGGCTAAATCGCCAGAAGTGTTATTAGTTCCACTTTGCACTAAAGCTTTTATCGCGGCAAATCTCCAAGCCCCGCTAGCAGCAGAAAACAATATAGTACCACCACTGTTTGTACTAGTTCCGTTTCCAGCAACCTCCAAGGATGTAGCTGTGGCAGTGTTAATAGCAGAAGTTTCTTCATCATCCCCTACAACGTGAAGATTACCAGTTACAACTGCCTGTGTCGTTGTAAGCTCTAAGGTTTCAGTACCTGATGTCCCAGCATAAAATTTTAGCTCATCCCCAACAGCAGCAATCTTTCCTTGTTGAGCGGAAGCTTTCTTGAAAATAAGATTTTTAGAATTAGCATCTCCTCCTTGTAAAGTAAGATCGCTTTGTGCCGTCGATACAATGCTCGTTGGAACATCTATTGTTATTGCCGTGTTAGTGGATGTGAGTGTAGCTCCCGCTCCAGCAGTAAGTGCAACAGAGTTCTCAGCAGGGAAATAGATTCCCGTGTTTGTATCGCCCGTGTTGGTAATAGCTGGAGCAGATTCTGAACCATCGGGAACAGAAACAACACCAGAAGCTGCTAGCGTAGTAAACGATCCAGTTCCTCCAGTAACATTACCCGTAATGTTTCCAGTTACATTTCCAGTAAAACCAGATGTAGTAGTAATACTTCCGCTTGTGTTTACTACTACATCGTTTGCTAGCTGGTTAGTTCCAACTGCATCAGAAGCAATTTTATCTTGGGTGATCCCTAAGTCTTTAACGATGATTGCTCCACTAGAAAGCTGAGTAGATGTGTTGTCTACAGCAGCGGCTTGAAGCGTAGCAGAGTTAACAGCAGCGTTAAGTTTAGACGCTGTTACCTGATCTCCTGTGCTGAAGGTATTTCCTGTTGTAAGTACTCCCATTATTCTGCTTTATTTAAACTCTTAAATGTCATAGCTCCTGCTACTTTTAATGCCCTTAACCGAGGTCTTCCTTTAGTTGTTGTTAATTTAAACTGTAATCCGTAAGCTCTTTTATTTCCGAATCTGCCCCTAAGAGAGACATCTTCATCAATACCTAAGTCCGATCCGTTAAGATCACTAACACTTCCTAGGTCTATTATACCATCAATATTTTCTGTGATTGCCTGTAGGTCTGCATCTGAAACATTATTTTCACTTGATTGCAGGTGAATGTCAAAGTTGTTCCACTTTTTGCGATCAATAGAATTAAGATTAAACATCCTGGTAAGAGCAGAAGATTGAATTTGGTTAGCAGAAATACTACCACCCACTTGCACAATGTACCTATCCCTGTCATCAACTCTAGATTCGTACTGATGTACGCCACCATTACGGTTAATTACGTACACGCCTCTGTTATCTCCCTCACCAGCAACAGTTAGCTCACTGTACTCCCAATCAGGAGAATCAATAGAATCTATAGACTCCCACTGTTTGTTAATAAAATTGTAAATAATTAAGGCGTTGTTAGTAGTACTGCTGTCTAATGGAACTGCTAAGTAGTACCTATTGTCGAAGTAAACTGACTTAGCGTTATGAGCGTAAGCCTTGTTTATTCTCTTAATTGTTCCCTCGATAGACGAAGATAGTGGAACATCTTGCCCTCTTAGGTTGTAAAGATCCATGAAGTCTAGTCCGTACACGCCGTTATCGGATAGGAATATCATGTTGTTTCCTACTTGTTGTACGCTATCCCTAGCTAAACATCCAACCTCATTAGTAATTAACTGAGATACTGAGCTTCCCAAGTCTAGGCTATTAGCAACAATATGTATACTATTGCGATTAAAGACAACCAGTTTGTCATCAGAAAAAGAATGAAACCCTACGATGTGGTCAGCAGTACCTGCGTTAAATCTGAACTGTCCATAGATTCTGTCGTAAGTATTTGAATCCAGTATATCAGAAAACAAAGCCTCATCTACAATATTCCTATCGGTAATTGTAGCAGACCCAGATGACCCCGTTATATCGTACTGATACGGAACTACTAATCTGCGTTGGTGGTACGTGCCAAACTCAGGAGCGGGCATATGGCTGAACCCAAGCCCTAGAGAACCAACCTTTTCAACGGTAGCGCTCTTGTTAGTATCGTCAGCTTTGTTTGTAACAAAAGTAAAGGTGGTAACACCTGTTATTGCCCCAACCCGTACAGTTTCTCCAACGCTATAGCCTGAGCTACCAGCAACAGTTACGGTAAGAATATCACCCACTAAAAGAGAGCTTGTACTTGCGGATGTCGCTGTTGCTACGCCACCTGAAAAATCAAGATCAGTAATAGGTATAGGTGTAGGTTGAACGTAAGTTCCGTTAGCAACAAGAGAAAACGCAGGAGAAGAAATATCTCCAGCCCACTCCATAGCAATCTGTCCTTTACGGAAGATGTACAACTTGTTAAACGCTTGAGTTATTGTACTGCCTTCGGGAACAGTTTCTCCAGTAGGATAAGTAAGAGTTACTGTAGTATCCCCTGAGTCAGCAGTCTTAACAAGCACAGTACTATTAGTTCCTACACAGGCTACGTAAGACTCAGAACTGTTATTAGGATCTGAGAACTCACAAGAAGCTTCAATAAAGTTTCCAGCAGTAGCATCCAGTTTCATTCCAGAAACTACCATCGTTCCAGTAGGGTCATCCGATAATCCAGTTACGGTATAAGTAATTGTGTCGGAATCTGTTACTGTAACAATAAAATTTCCGTTAGGATCTTCTGTTCCACCAGGAGTTAATCCACTTACATTTACCCCTGTGCTATTAGTAATACCATGAGCTGATCCAAAATTAACTGTAATAACTTCATCAGCCCTAGTGTACGAACTAACGGCAGGAATACTTGTGTCGTACAAATAAAACGGTAAAGCAAAAACACCTGGAGAAAAAGGAGATGAAAATACTTCAATCCCTTTCCTTGGTTGCCACTCACCATTAAGATCCATTCGGCCATTATTAGATTCAGCCAAGTTGCCTGGACGCAGTTGATCTGGTCTTAACCTGTTGTTAAACCCAATGAACCCCTGATCTAGATCTTCTGAGATCCGATCATCTAAATTTCCGTACGAACTATATCTTGCCATTTAACAATTCCAAGCTCTTCTGCTCCAGTAGTTTGCAGAAAGTTTATTACTCTTACCCTTGATCCCACCTGACCTAGCACAATAACTTTTCTTACGTGCTGGGTTATTTTTCTTGATGCTCATTTTAGAATCCCCGAAGCGTACAATCTTTTCCTTACCACCTTGGCAGGCTTTTACGACAGACTTCTTCCCGCCAGACACTTGCCTGCGCGGAACATTACACTTCATGGTTTTCTTATTTATGGACACTAGATTCTATGTTTTAGCGTTACAATTGTCACAAATAATGTCTAGTTTTTGTGACAAAAAAGTGGACAGATTTTGATTTCCTATTTGACTTGTGAACTTCCAAAATAGAAACCTAGTAGAGCCAGCATCCCTTGCCTCACTTCTGGCAACAATACGAACCCCTCTAAGTTTTTCCATTTATCTGCTCCTATTCCTAAAAATTTAAATATTCCTAATTTGTTTGCTTCAACCGTTACTGGTATATCAAAGAACGCCATGATGAAGGGAGCAAATACAACTGAGAAAAGTATACAAATTGCAATAAAACGTCTGATCCACGCTCCTCCTTCTCCTGTTCTTTTTGCTGCTTTATCTGCGGAATCATCTGATACTCCTTGTTTCTTGATCATCGCATCAATAGCGTTTGCTTGGATATTCATCTGCGCTGAGATAAGTTTCATTACAAATCCCGTGACCCCACCTCCAAGCATCGCCACTAACTCTGATGTCATTTCTTCTTCTTAATCTCCTTAGCTATTTTAACGATAGAAAATCCCATAAAAATTATGGTGCAAACTGATGCTGCTACGGATAACACTTCATTGGTTCCAGCTAAGAATATACCTGTACCTGACCCCAAAATTCCTATCATAGATCTTTCTACCACGTCTTCCACTTTTCTCACTTGTTGTACGTTAGTGCAAATTGCTTTAACTTACTTAATGGAAGCTTCCTAAGCTCTAGGTCGCTTTTAAGTTTTTGCCTGTCTTCTATATTAAAACAATCTTTGTCAAAGAATACGTAATCTCTGAACGCTGAGTACTCCCATTCGTTCTCCTCGCATAGGGTACTAAGAGTATTTTCGTAGTCATTCAGACTAAGAAATCTATCTCCATTAGATGAACCTATTCTTGTTACGCTTCTCATGATCTTTCAATTAGCAGCCTACCTAGTTCGTCTCTGTACGTCCTAATCGACACGCCGTTATCTTGCAATGGGCCGATGAACGAAACAGGCTTGCTGGGAACTACCTCGCCGCCTAGCGCCGATGGAGCTAATGGAGGATAAGTGCCGACTGATACTATATTTGTGTACCCAGATTGACCGAATTGGTTCCACGCCAAAACACGGTAGCTCAACGTAGACCCTATAGGTAAATAACCATCTAACCAAGTAGCCACATCTGCATTAGTCGCTCCGACTAAAGTCCAATCGCCGTCATCCACCTTACGCCAAACCTCAAAGCCAGCTTCGTTGGTAGAATTGTCAGACCACACCAAACGTAGATCGGCAGCGTAAATACTCGTTGTGAGCATGATGATTGATAAGAGTGTTTTCATTATAATCACGGATCATCTCCAATTTCTGAAGTGCTAACAATAATGTCATCGTACCTATGGTTTCCGCTTCTGTTGAATATCCCAATCTGAAACTTACCTATTGAGACATTTGCCG